ATTTTGCATAAAATGCAGGAGCTGTAAATGATTTCGATTTATTATAATCGACTCTCTTTGTAGTTTTAGTTTTAATAAACGCTTGTTTGATATAATGTGATTTACCTGTTCCAGCATCTCCTGATATTAACAATCCTCTTTGTGCTGAATTACCTACTACGAATACTTCTGCAATTTGTTGAATAGTTTTGAACTTATCAACTACTCTTTTTACAATTGGGTTTAATTTTTGCGCCATCTTTTAAGTTTTAAATTTTATTAATTTGATATTTTAAATATACGAATAAAATCCCAAATTGCAAAGGAAAAATAAGGTTTTTTTATAATATATTGAAGGTCAATGACTTATGTATTGCGTTTTATAGTGATAAAACCAGGTTTTTCGGGTATTTTGTATATTTAAAATATTTTCTTTAGTATTTTGCGTTTTGGATTTTCTTTCATATATTTAATATCGTAGGGAAACCTATGGGGGCTCTGTTAAGTAGGAGTGGCACTCAAATCATTATGTGATTTATTTGTTTCTTCTAACCTCTGTTTCAACTCATATTTCTGTGAGGGGGGACAGGGGGGTGTAAGTAGAAGCAGCATCTAAATCATAAAAAGACACTGACAGCAAGACAGCAGACAAATATAAAATAAAAAAAGTTAAATATAAAAATAAACTTGAGTGTTTATTATAAGTAAGACTTAAATTCAATACTGCTCTTTTAATTATCACAGAAACATATAGCAGTGTCTTACAACTTTTCTATATAGAGCCGGGGTTTAGTGCCATCTTCCTCGGCTCATTTTATTTTATTTATTTTGCGTTTTGGATTTTTTTTCTTATATTTATTATTATAAAATAATATAAGATGGCACTTACAAAACAATGCACCTGTTGCTTCAAAACAAAACCTTTAGAACAATTCAGTAAGAATAGTAGAGCTAAAGACGGTAAACAATTTCATTGTAAAGAATGTAATAAAAAAGAAAACCTTAAGTTTAGAACTGAAATCAATCCTAATCATCATGCAGTATGGCAATCAAATAATAGAGATAAAGCTGCTGTGCATGTTTCAAAATATCGTAAAGGTGATAAGCCAGGGTTAATATATTACATCCAAAATCCTAACGGTGAATATTATATAGGGATGACTAAAACCTATCTTAATGTTCGTTTAATTGAACATAAAGTAAAATGGAAAAGAAATAGAGAAGGTAAATCTAATCTACTTTGTCCATTGCTATTTGATTCATTTGATAAGTGGGGTTTTGAAAATCATAAAACAGGTATCATAATCAAAGATGAAAAAGCAAATAGAAAACAATTAAGAAAGTGGGAAAGTGAAACAATAAAATTCTTTATGAACAAAGGAATATCATTAAATAAACAAATATAATATGAGCAACAAAGAAAAAAGATACGGATTGATACAGATTCCAATTGAAGTGCATGAAGAACTTAAAAAGTATTGTGATAAGTATGGTTTTAAAATCGGACATTTAACAGCAAACATAATCAAAAAATATATTAAATCAAATGAAAAAAATAATTTATAACATAGGATGCTTCATTAGATTAGGAAGCATTTTAGAACACATTATTGGATTAGTAACATTAGGACATGGTAAGACAGCAGCAAGTTGGGTTGCAAGAAAATTAGGATACTCTAATTGCGGCTGTGATAGAAGAAGAGTTACTATGAATCAATGGACATGTAAAGACTATTCGGAAACAATTTCAATTTTATAAAAACAAAAACAAAAATTATGCCAGTTAATTACGCAGAAGGTTACAATGAACAAACAAAAGAAGTAGAAACACAAATTGATGAGAATTCCGTATATCTCGTAGATTTCTCAAAAATTACATCAGTAAATGATTTAGTTCTTATCTTTGCGGCATTAGGTTTATCATTCTCACCAAAACATCCACACTTTTCAGTTATTAGAGGATTTTTAGATTTGGAAAATGGAGTGCCAGTTGGACAACCTACATTAGATGCAAAAAAAGAATTAAAAATGCCTAAACTTAAAACCATTAAGTAATATGGATAATAAATATGCACCATTAACCGAACAACAATTCTATGAACTAAAAGGATTCATACAAAGTTTGGGAGGATATATGCCGGAAAATATGGCAGGATATGTTTGGTCTACATACAATGCAGTAAGAGGTGAGAATGAAGTTCAACCATGCACATGTGCAAGTAGTGGCAAACATTGGAAAAGAGCAATTGACCATTTGTGGAATTGGGTAAATGAGAGAAGTTAATGGATACAGGAAGTCTTTGTTTAGAATGTGAAAGCAGATTGACTAACTTATATAATCAATCACATAGTTGGTTAATCAAACATGCAAATAAAATCACAAAGAATAGAGAAGAGAGTGAAGATTTAGTTTGTGAATTGTATGAGTATCTGCACATAAAATGTAATCCAAAGATATTTTGGGGTAATGCATATCATATGTTTTATTGTTATCGTTTTTTGGAAAGTAGATGGATTAATAAAGTAAAGAAACTAAACAAAGTAACTCTGCATTCCCAAATCAATATCGAAAAAGAATTTGAAGAATATGATGCAGAATGGGATGAGGATATACAAAAAGCACATGATAGTGTAATGTCTGAATTGAAAAAATTAGAAAGAACTAAAATGTGGGCACCTGCTAGAATATTTGAATTGTATTGGATGTCAGATGATACATTAGAAGAAGTAGCAAAGAAAATAGGAATATCAAAATCGACAGTATACCTATCAGTAAGAAAAATAAGAAGATACCTAAAAGAAGTTATAAATAATCCATTTGATGAAAAGAGTTAAACCATTTGAATTAAGAGAATGTAAAGATTGTAAAACCGAATACAAACATTACTCTACAAACAAATATCCACTATGCGGCAAATGTAGAGATAAATTTTATAATGCAAAAAATAGATTGACAGCTGAGCAAAAGAAAATCAGTTATCCTTTAGATGGAAACGAAAGAAGAAGAAGGTATACAAGAATGAGAAGAGCATTGGACAATTGTAATAATAGTGAAGAAAGAAGAATAGTATTAGGAAAGCATTTAGAAGAAACAATTGAACTACAAATCTATAAATGGTGTGTAACAATAAGAGATATAAAACCACCAATAGAAGAAGGAAGCAAAAAAGTAGGAAGAAGGCCTAATTCTGGTGACCCTAAAGCAAAGTATCCATCAACAAAAGATATGCCTTATTAAATGATCCAGTTATTTTATGAATGGCATTATATTAGAGATAAAGAAATCATCATTGACGGAAATGAATGGAGAGGATTAATAATGATACAAGATGAGGATGGAAGAATAATAGAATTATATGGATATGAAAAAGTTGAAGCAGAAGAATGATACGAACATATGGGTATTGATACTTGCATACATTTGCGCCATTGGATTATTGTTAGCTTGGTCAGTATATGTTAGTGTTTAACTACAAAAGCAAAGGAAGCGTGTTTTATATTTAAATAATACAGATTTAATATGCCGTTCACCAAGGGACATAAGTTAGCAAAAGGCCGCCCAATGGGTGCATTGAATAGAAGCACAGAGCAAATGAAGTTAAACATAGCACGTGCAACCAATAGAGTATTAGATGATTTGCCAACCATTATGGAAAAGTTAATCAAAGAGGACCCGAAGGCTGCAGTAGATTTGAGTATCAAGTTACTAGAATTTAATTTACCTAAACTGAGCAGAACAGAAATGAGAGCAGAGATAGAACAAAAGATACATCAGATAGCAGTTAACATAACACAAAGCAAAGATGCCGGAAGCAATTGATATACAAACAACAATAACATACGGGCATATACAAAATGCAAATAGCAGAATAACACAACATATAGGTGGAACTCGTTCTGGTAAAACTTATGCGATACTACAATGGTTATTAGTGCAAATGATTTCGAATGATGGATTAAATGTGACAGTAGTAAGAAAAACAATACCATCTTTGAAACGCACTGTAATAAAGGATTTCACAGATATATTAAAAGGATTAAAGATTTGGCATGAAGAAGATTACAATGGGACAGATAGGATATGGACTTATTATAACTCTACTATTCAGTTTATATCTACCGATGATGCAGAAAAGCTTAGAGGTATCAAATCGGACATCCTTTTTATTGATGAAGCAAGTGAGATAGATGAAGAAAGTTATTTTCAGTTAAGTATAAGAACCACAGGCAGAATTATATTAGCATACAACCCAACTGTATCACCATATCATTGGTTAAGACAGATGCAAGATTGTGAAAGGTTTGTAACAACATATAAGGATAACACATTCTTACCTACTGAAATGATTAAAGCAATTGAGGAATTAGAAGTAAAGAATCCTAAATATTGGAAGATATATGGTAAAGGTGAGTTTGCGCCGAATGATAAGGCGATATTTCAATTTGATACGTGTGGTGAGTTTGACGCTGATTTCGTGGGGTTTGGGATTGACTTTGGTTTTAGTAATGACCCCACTGCTCTTGTTGCTGTTTATAAAAGTGGTGATAGAATTTATTTGGAAGAGTTGTTATACGAAAAAGGATTGGTAACATCGGACATTGCAGATAGATTAAGGAAATTAGACATTACTAAATCAGAAGAGATATGGGCAGATTCTGCAGAACCAAGATTAATAGAAGAACTTTACAGAAGTGGATTTAATATAAAGCCAGTAGTAAAGGGAAAAGATAGTATTAAGTTTGGAATAAATGTAATGAACAATCATAAGATATTTGTTACAAAGCATTCGCAGAACTTAATCAATGAAATGTATGCTTACCAATATTCAACGGATAAGCATGGATATACAACGGACCAACCTGAAGGTGGATTGGACCACTTAATAGATGCAGCAAGATATTGTTGCATGATGAAATTATCACAACAAGCACAAAAGAAAGGACAGTATGCAATTTCAATCGGAAACATCAGATACTAAAGTATGGAGTGAGCAGGAACTAAAAGACCTGATAGAATACACACAATACTTAAGATTAGAAAATGAAGAGCTGCAAGCAAAGATGATAATGATGCAGGCTAAATTAGATAACGAAGAAAAGAAAACAATAAGATTAACTAATATGTTAAAAGCAATAATGTATGGAAATAACACTAACGATACCTACTGATTATGCCGGAATACCATTAAAGAAGTGGTTGGCATTTATGAAAGATTTGAAAAACTATGAAGGAGATGAAGAAGCAACTACTGCTTTACTCTTACATCACTTATGCGGCTTAAACCCTGAATATATAAGTGGATTATCATTTGAAGATTTAAATGCAATTAAATCAGAGTTAGCAGGTTTCATTTCTAATACTGAATTACCACTACAAAGATTTATAAAGATAGACGGAGTAGAATATGGATTTGAACCTAACTTATCTAATATGGCATATGGTGCTTATTTAGATATGACAAAGTATGATACATTTACAATTGATGATAATTGGGCAAAGTTAATGAGTATACTTTACAGACCTATTACAAAGAAGCAAGGTGAATTTTATCAGATTAAAACATATGATGGCAACATAGATGGTGATAAGTTTTTAAATCTAGGAATGGATATACACTTCGGGGCACTTTTTTTTTTATCAAATTTATCGGCGGACTTACTGAACGCTACCCTGAAATCTTTGAAGGTGGAGGAGTTTCCAGCCAGCATGAGGCAAATTTTGGTAAAAAGTGGAAAGGATATTCCTCGCTTGTTGAACTTGCAAACGGAGATATTTCAAAGATTGACGAAATCACTCAGCAACCGTTAGAGAAATGTCTTTTACTTCTTTCATATAAAGCAGATAAAAATCAATTAGAAGCAATGCTACATAAGGAAGCACTGAAAAAGAGTAGTAGATAACTATAATTCAGTTTTAAGTTGTTTTTATCATATAAAATAATCGGAAATGGGTAAATGGTCTAATAGTAGAAATGGTAATCTTCGTTATTCTGTAAACAGAGAGAATAACAGCGGTATCTTCATAGGACCTACAAGAGGCTTATCATCACCAAAGAATAGCAGAAGAGCTTGCCTTTGTTTAGATTCAGATACTTATAGTGTTAGTTGTTGCAAAGGATATTTAATGAATCAAGGTATTGGTGTAATTGAATCAGCAACAAGAACAGGCGGCGGAGCATTTAGTGATGGTTATTCTGATGGATTCCAACAAGTATTAGATTAAAAATAAATAAGCAATGGCTGAAATATCAAAACAAGCTCTTAAAGTAGCAAACAATACATCATTCCCAGATAACAATGTTGGAGATATTACTCCATCGGACTTAAGGGGATTTAATACAGATGTGATAGATAGCACAGTAAACCAAACAAGCTTCAATGCTTGGAGTGCATCAGTAACATCTTCTATACAACAACTATCTGCATTTACTGCATCTCAACAACCCTCATTCGCAGCATTGAATAACTTCACTGCATCGCAATTGAATATCAATACAGGTTTGAATGCAGCAACTTATTCATTGGATGCAAGATTAGATTCTGCGGAAAGCAACTTAACTGATTTAAATACCTGGTCACAATCTGTAAACCAAATTAGTGATAATGGTATAGTGCAAGGATATTCGACAAGATTACATTTTTATGGATTAGTATCAGCAAGTATAGTTCCAAACGTAAATGGAGCAATTGCTTCTATCCTAATTGAGCAAGATGGAACTAAAGCAAATACAGCATCATTTAATTCATTTACTGCATCTACGAATGCAAGATTAAATGATATTGAAACATGGAGTGGTAGTGCAAAGATTAGTATTGCAGCACTCAATGCATTCACAGCATCTGTTGGACCAATTCAAACAAGTTCACTATTAGTAACTTCTTCTTTTGCAGCTGATAAATTGACATTTACAAAAGGTAATGGACAAACATATGTAAACGCAGGAATACAAAATACTGCATCATTTAATTCATTAGCATTAAATATAAATAGTTTTAGTGCATCAGCAACTTCTTCTATTGTAACTTTACAAAATGCTACAACTGCATTGATATCTAAAACAGGTAGTTACGCAACAACTGGAAGTAATCTTTTTGTTGGTGATGAAACTATTACAGGATATGCATCAGCATCTATATTCCAAGGACCTGCAGCAAATATAACATTGGTTGATACAAACCTTTTAGAATTAGTAAATGGAATAAATACAACAGGATTATATTCAGCATCAGGTTCAGCGGTATTAGTAGCTAAAGGATATACAACCGCATCAGCACATATATCAGCATCTGCATCAAACCAAGTTAATTTAATTTTCAAAAGTAATAATAATAATTCGGAGGTAATTGTTTCTGGCAGTGATAATATCTTTGCTAACCCAGCTGCACCAACTGCAGGCTTTACAAGATATGTAGGCGGTTCATCTAACCTTTTCCATAGTGTAAATTCAACGCCACAAATAAGTGCATCAATGGCTTGGTCACCTACATTTAGTGGAAACATATTTAATAGCACAAACAATGCATGGACTTGGAGAGGACCTGTTAGTTCATCAGCATCTACAATAGCAAATAATATTTTTGTAGGTGGAACAGTAGCAGTAGGAACTTCTGCAACAAACCATGCTGAAAGATTATTAGCAGGAACAAACTGGAGTGGTAACGCATTATTCAATGGTTCGATAAACGTGATAGCAAATACTACTCCTTTATCATCATCATTGAACATAACTGGTAACTTACTATTCGGAGCAGGTGTGAATTTAAATTTATTATCTTCATCATTAGGATATTCATCCAACGTTCAAAATGGAGGTATAACGGTTAATAATAGATTTACTCCAACAGCAGGAACAGTAGCAAGTGCTCTATCTCCTAGAAGTAATATAAACACTATCTATGGTATCGGACACGATTTAAACTTAGATGGAACAAACACCGCAACAAACCAAACTAAACAATTTGTAGCAAATATATTAGCCGGAATGTTTTTATCTTCATCAGTAGGAACAGGAGATAGTTGTAACATTTTAGCAACTGGTGTAATTGGTAACTCTTTGACTATAAGTGGTAGTTCAACTGCACCTGCAACAACTGCAGGATATACACCAAACTCTACACAAGGTTCTCTATTTGTTGGTAGATTTAATGCTACCGATGGAAATAAAGCAAGAACTGCAGAAACTATATTTGCAGTCGGAACTGGTATATCAGGAAGTAGAAAGACAGGTTTCTTAATTGACTCAGGTTCGAATACTTTTATAGAAGGTAGTTTAAATGTAACAGGAAGCACAATAATAACTGGCTCTGTGCAAGGTAATGTAACAGCATTAAACATTGTATCAAATACTGCTAGTTTAGATTTTAATACCGGTAACTTCTTTACATTAACTTTAGCAAATAATACAACTACACATATTAAACCAACAAATATAAAAACTGGTCAAACCGTAAACTTATTAATAACGCAAGGAACTGCAGGAACTGCATCTTTCTCAAGCGAAGTTAAATTCCCTGCAGGATTTGGATATACTGCATCTGTAACAAGTGGCAACCAAGATTTAATTTCTTTGGTAACATTTACTACAGCATCAGTTTACGCAGCATCTGTAAAAAACTTAATTTAATATGAGATTTACACCCACTGCAGCATTCGGTGCAAATGTTAGTTCTAGATTAATTCAAATCCTTTTAATCGGAGGAGGTGGAGGAGGTGGAGCTATAACAGGCTCAAAAGGAGTAAGAACATTTTTAGAATCAGGTGCTGGTGGTGGAGCAGGCGGGTATGTATCACGATCAATTTACATATACGATTCATCATCATTTACATTATCAATAGGGCAAGGTGGACAAGGTGGATGTTTAGATACATTTGGAGAACCATGTGCATATGCTACAAATGGTGATAATTCTGTATTTTCAGTTAGTTCATCTTTATTTGATACACAAAGCACACAAACAATTACTGCATATGGTGGTGGATTCGGTGGTAGTTATAATACAATAACTGCAGGACAAGCTAATGGTGGTGATGGTGGTTCAGGTGGTGGTAACAATGGAGCAGCACCATATGGACAAGGATTTCCTGGTGCAACAACATATTTAACATCTGCTGGCGGTGGTGGTGGTGCAAATGAACAAGGACGTAGAGAAGATAGTGGTAATATAGGCGGCGGAGATGGTAAGTTATGGTTAGATGGAAATTATTATGCAGGTGGTGGAGGTGCAGGTGTAGAATCTGTTCCAGGTTTGCCTAACTATGGTGGACTTGGCGGCGGCGGTAGAGGTGGTTACGATACTGGTGTTGGAACTTATTCACCAAATGGAACTGCAGGAACACCAAACACAGGAGGTGGTGGTGGTGGTAAAGGTAGACAACAAGATTCTACAGGCGCTGGAACTTTTCGTGGTGGAGCAGGTGGTTCAGGTATTTGTAAAATAAGATATTATGGTTCAGGAAGTATTTTTAATCAAGGTAGTTCAAGCTATAATTCTTCTGATGGATACACATATGTAACATTTACAGGATCAGTTTCATTTAGAAACTTTTAAAAAAATTAGAAAATGATAACACAATTAGAAATACACGGAGCAAATCCTACTAACTTTGAGGATTCTATACTTGATTTAACAGGTAGCATAAACATTTTTGTAAATGAACATGCTCCATTAGTAAAAGTAAGATACGAAGGAACTGAACAAAAGTTTAATGGTGGAAGTGTAGAAATCATAGACAATTGGACATACCATACGTTTACACAATCAGGTAAATTAGAACTTATATAAAAAAAATTACTATAAATTTAAGAAACATTGTTTTTAATAATATAAATCGAAAGAAATGAACGCAAAACAAGTATTGAACAAAATAGTTGAGTTCCTTTCCGCTAGTGAAGTGGAATTAACTTACGCTAAATTAGCAGATGGAACAATCGTAGAGTCACCTACATTCGATGTTGGTGAATCACTTGATGTAGTATCAGAAGATGGAACTAAATCTCCTGCACCAGATGGATTTCATGATTTGAAATTAGAAGGTGAAGAAGGTCAAGAAGTTTACATCAAAGTAAAAACTGAAGGTGGTAAAATCGTTGAAAGAGAAAATGTAGAATTTGCAGATGAAAAAACTGAAGTAATTCCACAGGCAGCAGGCGATATCCCTGAATCAGAAATCGTAAAAGATGAAACTAATCAAGTTAAATCTGGAACTTTGAAAGCTGCAGCAGCAGATATCGAAGTATCTGAAGATATGCCAGAAACAGATGGTGAACCATTAGGTGAAGATGAAGTAACTGAAATGGCTGACATGAAAAAGAAAATCGAAGAGATGGCATATAGAATCGAAGAAATGGAAAAGAAAATGCAGAAGATGGAAATGCCAGTTGAGCCACCAGTAAATTCTGAAGTAACTGAAGAAATTGCAGGTATTAAAATGGCAGAAGAAGAACTTCCAAAATTAGACGGAGCACCTGTAGAAGAAGGTGTTAAGTTCTCACAAGAAAAGATATATTCAGGTAAGAAAGTTGTTAGTTCACAAAATAACTTCTTATCTAAACTTTATAAATAAACTTATTAAAAAAAAAGAAAATGAAAGCAAGACAAAATTTCGCATTGCCAACAATTTCTAACTCTACTTACGCGGGTGAAGCAGCTGCAGGTTATATCGCAGCAGCATTGCTAAGCGCAAACACATTGGACAAGAAGTATGTAACTATCATGCCAAATGTTAAGTTCAAATCTGTAATTCAGAAGTTAGATGTTAGTGGTATCGTGCAAGACGCAAGTTGTGATTTCACAACATCTGGTTCAGTAGCAATCTCTGAGCAAGTATTGACTCCAAAAGAGTTACAAGTTAACTTAGAATTATGTAAGCAAGAATTCGTAGATAGCTGGGAAGCATTACAATTAGGTTTCTCTGCATTCGATGAAATTCCAAAGAACTTTAATGATTTCTTAGTATCTTACGTTGGTGGTAAAGTAGCAGAAGCAACTGAACAAAACATTTGGGCAGGAACTTCATCTAACGGTTCTTTCACAGGTTTCCAATCATTACTTTCTGCATCTGTTGCAGCAGGTGGTGCAAGTGCAGTAGTAGCTGCTAAATCTGGTGGAACTGGCGCTATTATCTCTGGATCTATTGATTCAACAAACGTATTAGCTAAATTAAATGACATCGTTGCAACTATCCCTACAACTGTATATGGTAAGCAAGATGTGGCATTGTATGTTCCAACTAACGTTGTTAAGGCTTATCAACAAGCATTAGCAGGTGGTGCACAAGGTGCAAACGGATACAACAATATGTTGAACGTAGGTGAAAAACCACTTAACTTCAATGGTATTGAAATGTTCCATTGCCCTGGTATGACTGCATCTAAAGTTGTAGCTGCTCAAAAATCTAACTTATTCTTCGGAACAGGTTTGATGAATGATTACAATACTGTAAAGGTATTGGATATGGCTGACTTAGACGGTTCACAAAACTACAGAATCATCATGAGATTTACTTCTGGTGTTCAGTTTGGTATTGGACAAGATATCGTTTACTACGGAGCTTACTAATCTCAACCTAATATAAAAAAAGGGGTGGGTTAACACTCACCCCAAATTTTAACTAACAAAACTAAAACATAATAATATGGCTTGTAATTTATCAGCTGGAAGAAACGAAGTATGTAAAGATAGTATAGGCGGACTTCAAGGAGTTTACTTTATGAACTTTAATACTGGCTCTTTCACAAAGAACGCTAGCGGTGAAATCACAGCATTCCCTTCAGGAAGCACAGTTTATTATTATGAGTTGAAAGGAAATTCAGCATACACAGAAACTGTAAACTCTTCAAGAGATAATGGAACTACATTCTTCTCACAAGAATTACTTTTGAATTTGAAGAAGTTGACTAACGAAATGACCACTCAATTGAAATTGATGGCATATGGTAGACCAAAGATTGTTGTATGGACTCAGAATGGAGATGCATTGTTAGTTGGTGAGAGAGAAGGTGCAGATGTAACTGCGGGAACTATACAAACAGGAGCAGCATTGGGTGACCTTTATGGTTATTCAGTAACTTTTCAAGGTTTGGAACAATTACCAGCAGCATTTATCAGCGGCTCTACAACTTCAAATCCTTTTGCAGCATTAACTGGTGCAGGATTACCAACAATTGTATACGGAACAAACTCATAATTAGTATTTCACTAAAAATATTAAACCCTACTCAAATTGAGTGGGGTTTTTTGTTTTAACTATTTTAGAGAAAAGTCCTGTTTTTAATAATATAAATACGAGCTAATGTTAAGCTATTTCATATCACAATCCAACAATTGGACCATCAGAACAGAGAATGTAGGTAATCAATACACTATGAGTTTGACTGATATGATGGGATTAAATACATTTACTGCAAGTATGAGTGACGTAGAATGGACTCCATACGAAAATATACTTGCATTTACAGCATCTATATCAGGCGCAATTGTAGCAGGTGAATATAGAGCAAAAATCGAATCACCACCATCTGGAACAGTATGGCATGGGTCTGTTCAAGTATATGCATCTCAATCTGTTGATAAATCAGTATATGAAAATAAAAATACGCAATATATTTCTCACACATCGGAGAACAAATATATAATTTATGACTAATATGAAAGGAACACAAAAATTCGCTATTGTTAATGTAAATAATAACACTATGCCAATCGTTTCGGAAGATTCTAAAACGAGATACGCATGGGTGCCTTTTGGCGTTTATGGACATGATGATTTCTTCGCAGGAGTAACAACTGCATACAATGTATCTACAACTAATGCAGCTTGTATAGAAGGTATTGCTGATTTAATTTATGGTAAGGGATTGTATTCAAAAGACAAAACTAAAAACGAATTAATACAAAAGTTAATTCCACAGGAAGAAACTAAAAAGGTAGCATTTGATTTAAAATTATATGGTAACGCTGCATACACAGTTTATTGGAATGAGGACCATACAAGAGTAGTAAAGTTTTATCATGTGCCAGTTCAAACACTTAGAGCAGAAAAGTTAGGTAGTTCTCCAAAGATTGAAAATTATTATTACTGCACAGATTGGACAGATAATAGAAAGGTAAAAGATAAAAAGAAAATACCTGCATATGGCACATCTGAAGAAAAGATGGAAATACTTTACATCAAACATTATACGCCAGGTTTATACTATTATTCACTGCCTGATTATATTTCAGCATTACAATTTAGTATGTCAGAAGGAGAAATCTCTAATTTACATTTTAATAATATTGTAAATGGTTTCTTGCCGGCGGTAATGATTAACTTTAACAATGGTATACCTGCTCCTGAAGAAAGACAAACTATCGAAGATTTAATTCAAGCTAAATTCACAGGAACAGATAACGCAGGTAGATTTATGGTTTCATTCAACGATGACCCTGCAACTAAACCTACTTTGGACGTTATTGATATTTCTAATTTGCATGAAAAGTATCAGTATGTAGCAGAATACATTCAGGATAGAATATTAGTTGCACATAGAATTACATCTCCATTATTGTTAGGTATTAGAACTGCAAATAATGGTTTTAGTTCTCAAAGTGAAGAAATGAAAACAGCATTTAGTATTTTACAAACAATGACAATCTCTCCATTCCAAAACTTAATCTTAAATTCTTTAGATTATGCATTAACACAGGGTGGAATAGATAATACTGAATTATACTTTGAACAATTAACTCCATTGGTAATCCTTACTCAAGCTGCAGAAGAAACTGGTAAATCAGTTGAACAGGTAGAAGATGAAACTAATAAAGCAATGGAAAATCCTGCAACAACTGAAGATGCTGCAGACCAAACAATTGCAGAAGTTCCAGCAGATGATACAACCGAAGTATTTTCAATGTTGAAATTTAATAATAAAGAATACGAAATTTTTAAATAAACTATGAGCTACGCATTATTCATAAACAGAAACGATATCATCAAAAACTCACCTTTACAGGGAGCAATTGATGCTGATGCTCTTTTACCATTTGTAAGAACAGCACAGGATAAATACATTAAAAATCTAATAGGAACTGTCCTATTCGATTATCTGCAAGACCAGATTGTAGCAAATACAGTAGGTAGTTTATCTGCATATTATCAAGACCTTTTAGATGATTACATAAAGAATACTTTGATATGGTATGCATGTGTTGAATATATTCCATTTAGTTCTGTTCAATTTAAATCTAATGGTGCAGTAAAGCAACAAAGTGAGCAAGGTGTAGCGCCATCTAAAGCAGAAGTGGATTATCTTTTAACAAAGGCATTAAACAATGCAGACTATTACGCTTTAAGATTACAAAACTTTTTAATTGCGTATTCACAATTCATTCCACAATATTTAGAGAGTGTAGGTAATCAAACACAGATTTATCCTGACCAATCGAATCAATATTTTGGAGGAATACAATTATAATAAACTATGGCAGCAATCGTTCATAATTCAGGTATCAATTACACACTTTACTACAATACTCTTAATTATTTTAAAACAATTATGAGTAATCACCCTTCTATTGAGGTAGTAACACAGGGTGATATGAGTGATTTTGATACAAGAGAGTTTCCATCATATCCAATTGGTAATGTGCAAATCGTAACAGCAAACTTTGGTGACACTGTAACTGATTGGGAAATAGAATTGACAGTAGCAGATAAAATTAAAAATAAAAACAACGAATCAACAGGTAGTAGAAACGAACAAACTATTGCATTCTTTGGTGTTGATGACACAGTTGATATTCACGCAAATACATTAAGTATCTTAAATGATTTAACTGCATATACCCAAAAAGGAGTGGATGGTTTTGAAGTAAATACAGATATTGTATGTGAACCTTTCTCCGATAAGTTCAATAATGGACTTGCCGGTTGGGTGGCCAGATTCACTCTTACTACTCACAATGATAAAAATCGTTGTCTTTTTTTTTTGATTGAAGAAGCTATTAATGGATATCGAATATCTGATTGTTTAACGGGGCAAGTATATACCGCAACAATTAGTGTAGGAACAGGGCAAAGTATAGGAGGTGTATTTGCAACATATATAAATGCATTACAACCTGCTGATTATGGAAATTTGAAATGTTTTAAAGTAGATGATGGGTTAGAAAGAGCAACTTGGGATTTCAATAACCTACCTATGATAAACTGGCCATATCCTGGTGGATATGATGAATGTAGTGAATGTGAATTATGGATTAATCCTAAAGTGTGGTCAACAACTCCGGCAGCATGGAGTGGAGTAAATGCTGAATTTAGAACATGGGCAACTGTATAAAATAAAAAAATAAAAATGGGAAGTTTAAGTAACCTTTATATTTCGCAATCATATCAATCTCTAATTCATTTAAGAACAAACAATACTGCTTCGGCAACACTAATTGGATTAGAAGATGGTTTAGGTAATTCTATTGGAGTATCAGTTAATACAGCAGGTAATCTTTATTTATCTGGAACATTTTCTGCATCACTGCAAGAAGGTTATCTTTATGTAGGTAATAGTAGTGGTAGAACTATTGCATTTCCTACATCATCTTTAGTAACGAACATAAATACAGGATCGTTAGTTACTACTTCTTCATTTAATCAGTATACTGCATCAACTAATATAGCAATTGCTAATATAAATGCATATACACAATCAAATGACCAAAAATGGAATAACTTAGCAGGTCAAAGTGGAAGTTGGGTAACTGCAGCAATTACTGGAAGTTCATTGGTAACTGCATCAGCAAATCTTAATACAATTACATTTACTAAAGGTGATAATTCTACTTTTGCAATTATTGTAAATACAGGTAGTGCAGCAACTCCTTTAACATCATTGAATCAATTTACTCAATCTCAATATGTTTCAAATTCATTCTTTGCAACAACTGGAAGTAATACATTTACTGATAACCAAATTATAAATGGAACATTAAATATAAATTCAGCTTTTGCTACATCAGTATTTGATGTTGGAGAATTACAAATATTAGGTCCAGATGGAAGAATAAAATTAAATGGAAGTAATGGTGCAACTTTAAGATTAAATGGAGTTTCTACTTCAGGTATGAATGATTTTGATATCAAAACTATTGATAATGCAGGAGTAGGTATAATTGTATTACAAAATGCAAATAATAACTTTATTTTTACAAAGTTTGATGGAAACGATACAACAACAATATACAATAAATTAAATGTAGAAGGCTCTGTAAATATTACAGGTAGTTTAACTGCATCACTACAACAAGGATATGTTTGGGTAGGTAATGCAAATGGAACAAGTAGCATAGTTCCAACATCATCATTTATTGATACATTTAATTCAGGTGGACTCGTTACTACATCATCATTCAATCAATATACTGCTTCAACAAATATTCGTTTAAATAACTTAGAATCTACTTCCGCAAGTGTTAATATAGCCATCAGTAATATAAACGCATATACGCAATCTAATGATGCTAAATGGCAAGATTTGGGCAATAAGAGTGGAAGCTGGATTACGGAAAGTGAGACAGGTTCGTTTGCAAGATATGATGTGAGTAATCCGTGGTCAGCAAATCAAACATTTACAAATATATTTGCAACTTCTGCATCGTTTCAATATGTTCAAACTATTTTTGAAACTGCAAGTGTGATTTATTCTTCTGGTAGTAATCAATTCGGTGATGAATTAACTGATACACAAACTCTTTCAGGTAGTGTTAAGGTGCAGGGTAGTTTGACAGTTAATGGAACACCAGTTTTGACAAGTTCAGTTGATATAAGTTCACTAAATGCATATACTGCATCTAACAATGAAAAATGGAATACATTAGGTGGATTGACCGGCTCATATGCAACAACAGGTTCGAATACATTTAGAGGTAATCAACAATTAATATCTTCATCAATCACATTATTAGGTAGTGGACAAATAATTTTACCAAATGGATTTAATTTAACAGGTAATCAAGGAGATATTGCACAAATATCAGCTGCAACATCTATTCAATTTATTACAGAGCCGCCTGCAGGACCTGGTGGAAGCAACGATATTAAATTTATTAATAGAGTAACAAGTAGTGCAATAACATTTGAAAATCAACAAAGTGGTTCAGGCAATCCAATTAACTTTATTGCAGGCGCAATAACATTTGATATAGGAGCACGTTCAGGTTCGACTGGTATTGTTTCTTTTTCAAATACACCATCAATAAATGCATCAAATACTTCTATTACAGCATCAGCATTAAATGTAATCGGTAACTTAACTGCATCATTACAGCAAGGATATGTTTGGGTAGGTAATGCAAGTGGTATAACTACAACTGTTTCTACATCTTCATTTGGTAGTTCAATTAATACAGGTAGTTTTGTTACAACATCATCATTCAATCAATATACTGCAAGTAATGATAGTAAAGTAAATCAATTAATAAATGCAACATCATCTTATGCAATCAGTTCATCTGTTGCAGCAGTAGATGCAGCACAAAATAGTAGATTAGATAATTTAGAATTATTTACTTCTTCATTAGATTTAACATATGTAAATCAAACAGAATTAGCTGCAGCAACAGGTGCTTTACAAAATTCTATTGCAACAAAGTTAGATACTGCATCATTTAATCAATATACGGCATCTGTTCCTGCTTTAATATCTTTAAATGCATACACTGCAAGTAATGACGAAAAGTGGAGTAATTTAGCAGGACAATCGGGAAGTTGGATTACAGAAAGTGAAAGTGGTTCATTTTTAATCACATCATCTTTAATTGATACAAACCATGCAATTCAATTTACAAAAGGAGATAATACAACTTATGTAAATGGTGGATTTGCAGCAACAGGTAGTGCAAATACATTTACTTCTTTACAAACATTTGCAAGTGGAAGTAATTCAATGACATTACATCCATATTCAGGATCATTGGTATATACTATTGGAAATATAGATAGTAATATAAATGTTTCGCAATCAGTTCCTGTTGCACCAGTTCAAAGAACAGGTGGAAACTTATTATTTAAAACATTTTCAAGCGCTAGTGGGAGTTTAGTAATTAGCGGTAGTAGTAATATTGTAATGAGTTTACCAACTGTGACGGCAGGATTTAGAAGTCAATTAAGCAGCAATAACTTAGCATTTGCCGGAATCAATCCAAGTTCTTCAATGACTGGATTAACAAATATTAATAATAATATTATTCAGGCTGCTATGAGTATTAGAGGACCTATTAGTTCTTCTGTATACACAATAGGAAGTAACTATTTAGGAGCAGCAGTTACATTAGGAACATCTGCAGCAAACCATTTTGAAAGAGCAGTAGCAGGATTGGGTATTTCTAACAATCTTATTAATGGAACAATAAATGCAATTGCAAATAGTGCAAGTTTTAATACATCATTTAATATTCAAAACTCAAATGTTAACCAATCACTTACTATAAATGCATTTAGTTCATCTGTTCAGATTACTAACTCTAATATGGGTGGTTTATCTGCAACAATTAATAACAGAGCATCTCATTCAATTGCACCTGGAACAAATAACTTTTTAGCAATATCTTCTGTATTAACTTCAGGTCAAACAACTGTAATTAATGCAGATGGTGCATCGGCAACAAACGTTTCGCCTGGTGTTGTTGCATCTTTAATAGGTGGTTCTGCGGCAACTATTCAATTAGGTTCTATTGGTGTAACATCTGATTCAAATCAATTAAGAAATACAATAGTATTTGGTAATAACCTTACAGTAACTGGCTCAAATTCATCTGCAGCAACTGCAACGAATGGTTCTACATTTATTGGAAGATGGAATGCAGACGGTAGAAGAAATGATTCATCTTATGCAGTATTTGCAGTAGGAACTGGAACTGCTGCAGCAACTAGAAAGACAGGTTTCTTAATTGATTCTGGAAGTAACTCATTCTTTGAAGGAACTCTTAACGTAAGTGGTAGCACAACACTTTCAGGTAGTGTATTTATAAATAATCTACAAAATGGAATAACTGCTAATGTTGTAACTTATGATACAACAACAGGTGAATTAAGAAAAGCAACACCTGCAGATATATTATCAGCATCATTAGATGCAGCAGAGTTTTGGTCAACTACAACTCAAAGTGGAAGTGCAGGAGTAAGCGGTAGTGTTTCATTTAATAATTCAGGTAGTGTAGCTGGTATATCAGTTCAAAATAATACACAATTAACAGTATCACAAGCAGGAACTTACAATATCCAATTCTCAGCACAAGTTGAAACATCAGCAGGAGCAGATACTTTATGGGTTTGGTTTAAAAAGAATGGTGTTAACATAAGTGATAGTGCAAGTAAAGTTGTATTAGCAAATAACACAGCACAGATAATGACTGTAAACATTTTTGATATAGGTGTAGCTAATGATTACTATGAAATAGCATATCAAAACTTAAACGGACATGCTAGAGTATTGTATGAAGCTGCAAGTGGAAATATACCTGCGATACCATCTGTAATTCTGACAATACAACAAATAAGATAGTATGAAAACTCTATTACAGGTTGCACAGAAATTAGGTGATTTAACTTCGAAGAAAGCGCCTGTAAAAACTGGTAATCTTAAAAGAAAATTAAAGGAAGCCAATACAGGTCGTAATGTATTAAGTGGAAGAAACTCTGCTCAAGCTGAAAAGCAAATTGTTAATGATTTAAAAACAGGAACATTTACTTTTGAATTTAACATTGATGTTGCACCTGATGGAGCGGCGTATGGTTCATATTGGAATACAACAGATTTAGGACCTCCAGCTGCACATTTAAAAAATAAACCACAGGTTGAATTTGCTCAAAAAGCTTATGATTCGGCAGAATTTCAAAATGAATTAGATGCATATATTGAAACTCTTACAGATAAGATTGCAGATAGCATTTCAAAAGCAATAGATAAAGAGTTAAAGTAGGTATCAAATACTTTTTCTTATTTTTTGGTTTTTATATAAAAGATTTCAATGTCATTAAGCATTACTCAAACTCCTGCTTTAGTAAGTTTAGCACAATCTCCGATTATATTTACACTATCGGAAAACACACCTGTATACACATCATCTTCATTTCAATATGTTGGTGAATTATATTATTGGACAGGTAGTTTAACTAACTCATCTTCAGTAGCAGATTATACAATTGTAAAATTTCCTAATACAGCAAACGTAGGTATATTTGATTTAAATAGAATAATCAATTCTACTCTTACTGATTTAGCACAAGCGAATACATCAAATGTAAAATATCTTGCAGTTGATTTTTATTGGCAATATCTTTCTTCATCTGTTTATGTAACTGGCTCACACGTTAAATCGGCTACATACAAAGCATTAGATGGATATGGAGTATTTCAGGAACCAATTGGACAAAATATATCATCTGCATCTGCACATTGGCCATTAATGACAAGTGGACCGGCAACACAATCTGCATTTACTACAAATGAAGGATTTAGCGGAGTATATACAGGCGTTGCAGGTGGAACTCAACCAACAAAAGTAGTTTATACATCTAACATAGGTTCTGCTGATTACGCAGTTAGCACAACAACAGCAACAACAGGTCAGATTGCACAATATCCAATCGGACCATCAGAGAGTGGATTTCCACTTTCAACTATCGGTTTAGAATATTACACAGTTCAAGCATATGCATCATCTACACCATTAGGAACACCTATTAAATACGAAATAGTTTGTGAACAAAAATATCCTAATGTAAGAATCAAATGGAAGAATAGATTTGGACAATTTGATTTTATGAATTTTAATATGATAAGCAAACAATCTTTTGAAACAGAAAGAAAAACTTATCAACCGCAATTAGGTCAATGGGAAGCATCTACGTTTTCTTACAACAATTATGATTCAGCAACTCAAGCATACATTGTAGATTCAAAGCAAGGATTAAGTGTAAATACAAACTGGTTATCGCAAGATTATAATGATATCTTAAAACAATTATTAGTTTCTGATGAAATTTATTGGATAACCAACGAATCAACAGGTGCTTTAACACCACTTACAATTGTAACTCAAAATATAGTATTTAAAACAGGTGTAGTTGATAAGTTAATTCAATATCAATTCGACTTCCAATTAGGACAGCCTTATAAACTAATAATGTAATGAGTATTATATCAACACAGGCATTTACTTTTAGATTAGTAGCAAATGGACAGCAATTAGATACATTCGATGATGAAGATATACAATTATCAAATAATGTAACGGGTCTATTCGATATCGGTGTGCTACCTTCTGATTTTACTCGTCAAATTACTCTACCTGGAACGAAAGTAAACAACGCATTTTTTGAGCATGTTTATGATATTAGTATTGAATCACCTTTTCTATTTAATACGAATATAAAGGTGCCAGCATACTTTGATTTCGATTCTGTATATCTTTCTAATGGTTATCTGCAATTGAATAAAGTAAATCTTATTGCAAATAAATTTATTGAAAGTTATGAGGTAACAATTTATGGAACTTTATCCAGTTTTGGTAGAGATATCAATAGAAGTTATCTTACCGATTTATCTTCACTTGCATCTTACAATCACACAGCATCTTATCAAAATATTTCATCAAGTTGGGCAGGAACTTTATTCAATGGTGATATAGTTTATCCACTTGCAGATTATGGAACAGGTTGGAAATATACTGCAGGTGATGTATTTTTTGGTATGGATGATGCAGATGGTGCAATGTCTGTTGCAGATTTTAAACCTGCAATAAGAATTAAACCAGTATTAGATGCAATATTTACAGAAGCAGGATATACATACACATCATCATTTTTCAATCAAAGTTGGGTTAATGATGTTTATATGGTTTGTAATAATTCATTAAAATATCCTGAATTTAGTGGTATTGATTTAGAAACATATGGTATAATTAAATTAGCACCATTTTCAGGCAGTAATCAAACAACTTTAAATGTTCCTGATAGCACTCAAACTATTTTACCTTGGTATAATAAACTTAAAGACCCTAGCGGTGCTATCACAAGCGGTTCAGCATATACAATTACAAAAGAAACTGCATTAAGAGGAGTTTTAAATTTAGAAATACAATTATCAGGATCATTAGGTGCACCAAACTTAGATTTTAGAATTGTAAATACTTCCAGTTTATCTGCAGTATCTACAACAACGTTGGTAAATATTAATCAATTCTTTTCTAGTTCAGTTGCTGCGATGTTTGCAGAAGGTGCAAATGGACAAAATAAAAGTTATTCAGTTCAAACAGAGTTTAATACATCAATGGTATCTCCTGGAACTTATTATTTTGCATTACAATGGACTGACCAATTTTCTCCACCTTATAATAATTTTAAATTTACATTAGATCCAGGCGATTCACCTAAATCATATTTGGAAATAAATAAACAATTACAAATTGCTGATGGTAGAATAATGGATATACCTTCTAACATGCCTTTCGGAACAAATGGTATTAAGCAAATTGATTTCATTGTAGGATTGCAAAAGAAATTTAATTTAGTAATCTATCCAAATAAAACAAAGAATAAAGAATTTATTATTGAAACATTTAATGAATGGTATAATAAAGGTCAAAGATGGGATTTCAACAAATATATTAATTTAGATGATAAGATAGAAGTTATACCTGCAAACAATCTTGCGGTAAACGAATTGCTGCTTGGTGATACTTTAGACCAAGATTATCTTTCACAACAATTCAGTAAAGAAGCAAATAGAGAATATGGTAAAGTTTATTATACAGATACTGAAAACTATTTCTCACAGGGTAAATTTGAAGTTAAAACAACATTCGGAAGTGGACCATTAGTTAGAATTGATGGAACAGGTCTTTCAGGTAGTGTTGGTGGTATCACTCCGCCTGTAACATCTTATGCATATGTAATTGGTAATGCAGGTTGGGGATATGATGTAGCCGCATGTTCAAACACATATTATTACCCAACCGTTGTATATGCAGCTCAAAGTGACCCATTAGATGTAACTACATTATATACTGACTCTAACTTAACTACTCCTTTCAATGGTGGATTTAGTTATTGGAAATGGGGTTATCCATATTTCTATCAAAAGTATTCATCATATATTGATAGTGATGGAACAATTAATTCATTCTATTATTGTTAATTATGGCGCAGATAATTCCTATATACATACCGACTTATATTTCAAATGCAACTTATTCACCAGCAAGAGTTCTACCTCGTATATTTTTCTATAATGGACAGGTAGAATGTGAACCATTTTTTATAAAAAATGAAACTAACTTTGCAATAGCACAAAATGCATTTCCATATTTTGACAATTATAATGTTGTAAGCGGTAGTTTTCCTACTGATGGTTCTAAATCATTACTATTTAATAATGAGCCAGTTTCTTATGGTTCTTTACCTTCAGCTTCATTATACACAGAATATTGGGAAAAATATATTTCATTACTTTACAATCCAAAGACAAGATTATTGAATTGTTCAGCAATTATTCCTTTAGCAGATTATGTTAAAATGGAATTGAATGATATTGTAAACTTTAGAGGAAACTATTATCATTTAAGAGCAATCAATGATTATTCTTTGAAAACAGGTGAATGTAATTTACAATTATTAGGACCTATTATTACAGATACATTCTCATCAGCAACACCAGCAGGACCTGGTCCATCACCAACAGGTAGTGGATATGCAGAAGTAAGTTGGTCATTTATTGAAGGAAATGGTGTTAATGGTGAAATGAGATTGTATGATAATGGTAGTAATGTTGCAACACTAACATCAACAGGTGGTGGTAATGCAAGAATTACTGCATCGCATGTATTCAATGCTGAAGTAGAAATACCGTCATATCCAACAACAGGTAGCACAACAATGAGTTTATTCTGGAATGGTGATGCAAGTTATTCAAATACACAATATATTGATACAATTCTTACATCTTCATTTACATTAGTTAATGGTGGAGTTTATAGAATAACAGGATCGGTTTCACACACACCGGAACCTCCAGGCGGCGCAATAACATTTACAAAAGATACGGGAACATATCCGTTAAGTGGAACTGGAACATCTTGCGGTGGAACAATTAAAAATAATATCGGCTATACGATTTATGTATATGGTAAATTTAATTCAGGTGGAAATACTTCAGGTAATGTAAGTTCTGATGGTGGTAATGTATCTACAACAGCATTATCATTTACAGGAACTGTATCTGGAAGTGGACAAACAATTATATCAACAAATTATCACACATTAACATCTGATAATACATCATATAATTGGGATTTAAGTAAGAACGATGGTATGACAAGTGGTGCTTCAATAAGATTAGCATACTCAACATCACCAGGCGGAACGCTTACTGATTTAACTTAATAAAATTGTTTTTAAGATATGGTAAAGAATATAGTGGATTTATTACAGACAAATGAATTTTATAATCAATCCGAAAGAATTGATATAGCAAAAGGAAGATACGAATTACCTATTACATGGAAAGAAACATGGAAATTAATTAAAAGAATATGGCTGAAAAGAAAGTCAAAGTAAAAGTAGATGTAGAAACCAATACGGCAGGTTCGATTGCTCAATTGAAAGAATTAAAAAAACAATTGAGAGAAACTGCTGCTGGCTCCGCTGAATTTAAGAAACTTGCAAATGAAATAGATGATTTGGAAGATAAAATCAAAGGTTCAAAAGCAGGAGCAGCAGATTGGATTGATACATTAGAATCAGCAGGTGGACCTATTGGTGCAATTGGTGGTGCCTTAAATAAAGCAAAGGTAGCAACAGTATCATTTGGAACTGCATTGAAAGCAACAGGTATTGGTTTAATTGTTGCAGCTGTTGGTGGATTAGTTGCAGCATTCAATAATGTAGAAGGTGCAGGTAAGAAGTTAGAACCACTAATGATTGGATTAGAAAGAATTTTAGGTGGTATATTTACCGCGTTAGAACCTTTAATAGATGCGTTTTTAGATTTAGCACTCAAAGCATTACCTTATGTAACAAAAGGTGTAAGTATATTTTATTCAGGTTTAGTTGCACTATTCACACTTGTAAAAGAAGGTGGAGTTGGTATTGGTAAGATTCTTAAAGGTGTATTCACTTTAGATAACGATTTAATCAAAGAAGGTTGGAATCAATTAACAGGTAGTTGGTCTAAAACAGTTGAAGCATTTAATGCAACATCAGTAAGATTTGAAGAAGGGACAAAAAGAGTAACTAAAACCGAAAAAGAAAATCTTAAACAAAGAACAGAAGCCGGCAATAAAGCTTTAGAGGAAAGAAAAAAACAAATGGAGGCTCAGGATAAATTAGATGAGGCTGCATTAAATAAATTAAAAGAACAAGCATTACAGAGAGCAAATTTACAAAAAGAGGCATTAGAAAAAGAAAAGCAAGCTGCACTTGCTAAAGCAACAACAGAAGCTGAAAGACAAAGTATAATAAAAGAATATGCAGCTAAAGAAGAATCATTACTATTAGAAATAGAAGCACAAAAGTTAGCGATTGAAAGAGAATTTGCTGATAAATCATATGCTGCAAAAGTAAAAGATTTAGAGGATAAATTAGCATTAGAGAAAAAAGGTAGTGCAGAATATAAATCAATACAAGCTGAACTTATACAATTACAGACAGAGAAGTTACAAAAGGATGGTGAGTTTGCAGAGAAAGCAAGTGAGTTAGCAAAGAAAGCTGCAGAAGATAGAAAAAAGAATAACGAAGAAGCACTTAATAAAGAAGAATTAGATTTACAATTATCTAGAGAAAGAGGATTGGTAACTGAAGCAGAATATCAGCAGCAGTTGTATGATATGAGAGTTAAGTATGCTAATTCAAATGAAGATTTAATTAAAGCAGAAATTGATTTACTTAAATTTAAAAATGAAGAGAAGAAAAAATTAGCAGAAGAAGAAAGAGATACTGCACTAAATAATATACAGGCTCAATTTGAAGATTTAGATAGAGCAAATAAACAAAGTGAATTAGATTTTGCACAAGACTTAGAAAGATTAGCTCAACAAAAAGATTTAATCAAACAACAGGAAGAAATTGAATTGCAAAATACTGATTTAAGTGAATTTCAAAGAACAGAAATCAGAAAAAAATATTCTGACCAAAGAAGAGCAATATCTGACCAAGAGATTGCAACTGAAAAAGCTGCAGCACAAGCAAAGCATGAAATCGACATGGCTTATTTGGGATTGGCAGAACAATTTGGTGGATTATTACAACAAATAGCGGGTAAGAATCAGGCATTAGCAATCGCAGGTGTTATTATTCAACAGGCAGCATCTATTGGACAGATTATAGCAAATACAGGTATTGCAAATGCGAAAGCAGTAGCAGCATCACCTTTAACAGGCGGTTTGCCGTGGGTGGCTATTAATACTGCAACTGCTGCATTAAGTATTGCATCAACAATTGCTGCAGCAGTTAAATCTATACAACAAATTAAACAATCTGCAGCACAAGCCGGTGTTAAAGGTGGTGGTGGAGGAAGTGCACCAACAACTGCACCTCAAATAGCAGCACCAAAAGTAGCAGCAACTGCGGCACCAACTATTAATACAACGGGTGGACAAAATCCAACTCAACAAATAGGTGAAACAATTGCTGCAAGTAGAGCACCAATACGTGCTTATGTTGTAAGTGGAGAAGTTAGTTCACAACAAGCACTAGACCGCAGAACAAGTAGAGCGGCAACCTTTACCGGTGGATAACGATTTTTAAACTTATTATTGTTTTTATACTATATGAAACTCTACGAATTAGTAATAGAAGATATGGAAACGGATGAGGTGTTCGCCATCTCATTAGTTGAATCTCCGGCGATAGAATCGGACTTTGTTTATTTTAACAAAGAAGAAGTTCGTTTTGCACAGGTAGATAATGAACAAAAGATGTTAATCGGACCAATCTTAATACCAGATAAAAAAATATTAAGAGTTGATGGTGAAGGCAATCCTTATCATGTTTACTTTACAAAGGAGACAGTTAAAAGATTAGCTGAAAACTATTTGATGAAGAAATATAATGATTCAGCAACATTAGAACATGGTGATAGAAAAATAAAAGGAGTTAACTTAGTTCAAAGTTGGATTAAGGATGGTAAATTAGATAAGAGTAATAACTACGGAATGAGTTTACCAGAAGGAACTTGGGTAGGTATGTTCAAAATTACTGATGATAAATTGTGGAACGATTATGTTAAAACAGGCAAAGTGCAAGGTTTCAGTATCGAAGGTTTGTTTGGACACAATTTAGTTCATGCATCTCAAGATATTGATTTAGATAAGAATGTAGAGGATTTGACTGAAGAAGAAGCAAATGTGTTTCTTGGTAAAATTAAAGCAATTATTCGCAAGGATAATCGTTATACAGCAAAGAAAAGAGTAGATATGGAATCTTACTCTGATTATCCTGATGCAGTTAAGAATGCTGCAAAGAGAGCATTAGAGTGGGTAGATAAAAATGGTTGGGGTTCTTGCGGAACGCCTGTTGGTAAGCAAAGGGCAAACCAATTAGCTAAAGGAGAACCGATTTCAGTAGATACAATTAAGCGCATGTATTCTTTTGTAAGTAGACATGAAAGAGATTTAGAATCTTCAACATCATATTCTGATGGATGTGGAAAGTTAATGATGGATGCATGGGGAGGTCTTGCAGCAGGTAGATGGGCAAAGAGTAAGTTAAGAGAATTGGGTTTGTTAGAAGAAACTGAAGCACAACCAAGTATATCATCAACATATGCTGGAGAACCTGCTAAAATAAAAAAGAAGGATGAACGCAAATAGTGTCCATACTAAAATAAAAGAGTTTTTTGCTAAAGAACAACCAATATCTGTTAGAAGATTAAGAAGTTTAACTTTAGCAAATAAAAATACTCCATTTAAAATATGGGGTGAAACATTGGAAGGTGATACATATAGTGGAAGAGACGTGTTTACTTTTAATGGACCAAGTAGAAATCCAGGCGTTCCATATAACTACAATGCATTAGGATATATGATAATGTATGATATGGGAATAGGAGATTACAGAACTTTCGTTTATGATAATATCACAAAATTAGAATTAAACGGAATAACATATAAAATAACTTAAAATAAAAAATAAAAACAATGAGCGCAATTAGTAATCAAAAAGGATACATTGAGAATGGACAATTTTCAGGTGGACAAACGATAACTGGATCGAATCCAATTGGTTCTTTACCATTCACAGCTGGTGGATTATACATTGGTCAAGTAGGTAATTTAACTGCACGAACAATTGATGGTTCTCTTATCACATTTGTTTCTGCAAGTGGATTTATTCCTGGTATCTTTACCGCAGTATCATCATCATCAACATGTGGTTCTATCGTAGCATTAAGATAAAAAATTAAAGAATGTATTTAAGTAACACTAATAGATTAGAATCAACTTCTGTATTAGGTGCAGGAGGAATAGTTAGAGGTCAAGCACAAATTATTCCTAACACCGATGCAACTATTGATTATAGATTTGCTGAAAATTTAGCAGATGGTAGACTAATTGTATTAGATGATGCAGTTTCCATTTTGGATATCACATCATCTGCAATTGGAGCATTGACTGTTGCAAGTTCTTCAGTAATATCTGCATCTTTAAGTGGTATTACTTGGCCAACAACAGGCTCAACATCAATGAGTTTGTTTATTACAGGTGCAAACGTATCTTATAATCAAACGGCTACAGTATCATCATCACTATTAATGACAAATTGGACTGCATTATCAGGTGCAGCTTATATAGTATCGGCATCTGTAAATCATACTCCTGGAACTTCGCAAGCTTGTTTTGATATGTTTGTATCAATAACCGATGTAGGTGGTGGTGTTTGGTCTTATGTATTATGTGATACAACAACTGAAACAACACAATCATTATCAAATGGATTTACTTCATCTGTTGCAACATCTATAAATGTATCTGGTTCGGGTGGATTAACTGGAACAACAAACCAATTATTCCGTTCACCATTCCAAACTGGCTATACAATTTCATCAGCTGGAGATTCTTATACTACAACATTCAATCCGAATGCAGGACCTAATCCATACTATTTAGCTTCTTGGGTTCCAAAAGGTTCTACAACTTATTCTTATAGAATTGTTGAAGGTGGAACTACATTGACAGTTTGCGCTGTATCAGGAACTGCATACTTCTCTAAAGGAGCTGACCAACCATTGACTAAAGGTGGAACTGGATATTCAATTACATTAGGAAGTATTTGTTAAAATAAATTAAAAATAAAATAAAATGCCAATACCAAAACCAAAAGCAGATGAAGCACAAAGCGATTATGTTAGTCGTTGTATGAGTGCAATTGCTGATGAATACGATACAAATGAGCAAGCAGTTGCGATTTGTATTTCTACATACCAAAGAGGTGAAATGAGTAAATTATCTAGCGCAGCTCAAAGAGTTAATGCTAGAATAATCTTTGATGAAAAATTCAGAGGAATTAAATTAGCAGATAATGGTGATATGGAAAATCCATGCTGGTCAGGATATCAAATGATTGGAACAAAAGAAATGGATGGTAGAGAAGTTCCAAATTGTGTTCCTATCGCAGAAGAAATGGAAAAAATTCAAAGTGAAAAAGGTATCAATTTAGCTGATTATCCTTGGGATGAATGTATTGCAGACCAAACTGCAAGATATGGTGATGAAGAAACTGCTAAAAAAGTTTGTGGATACATCAAATCAGAATACGGTGGAGGCGAATAAAGTAAGTAAAAATATTGTAAAGTTCCAAGCAGGTTGTCCTGAAGCAACTCAAAACATTGCTATTAATTTAGAGAATAGACAAAAAGCAATTGATGTTGCACATTATGGACCACTTAATCCAAATGAATCTAATGAAGATTATTGGAAAGCAAAAGCTGACAAGTTTCATTCAGGCGATATCCAATCAGCAAAGAAATCTCTTTGTGGCAATTGTGCATTCTTTGATATTACACAAAAGATATTAAGTTGCATTGCAGAAGGTATTGGTGGAGAAGATGCATGGGATAGTATAGAAGCAGGACAATTAGGATATTGTGAAGCATTCGATTTTAAATGTGCAGCAAGTAGAACTTGCGATGCATGGGTAGTCGGTGGACCTGTTAAAGATTAATAAATGGAAAACGTATATTCAGTTTTAATGACAGCAATCACTACATTAGGTGGTGCGGCAGCATGGAGATATTATGAAAAACGTGCTGCTAAAAAAGAAGAAGATGAACGTTGGATAAAAAACGATTGCACTTCTCGTATTGCAAAATTAGAAGCTTTATTAGAAGAAGCTAGTAGAGAGAAGGATGAAATGAGAGCAATCATAATAAATCTGACTGCACAGGTTGCAAGATTAGAAACCGAAGTGAAATATTTACAGCAAAATACACATAAAGGATTGTAATGGCTAAGAGTAATAAGAGTGGGGGAAATACAAAGTTATCATTTGGTAAACGCAAAACAGGCTCTGCTAAAAAATCTTACAACAAACATACACCACGTCCAAAACAATATAGAGGACAAGGAAGATAAAATTGCGTTCTAACCTATTATAACCTAATTTAAGAGGATGTAATCTATGAGTCGATAGATTATATCAAATCGGAGAATAGCCACAGGAAGGCAAAAAAATAGCCGAGGGTAAAAACCCCCGGCTTTTGTTTGTCAAAATGGCAGAAATGACAAAATTATAGAAAAAACATTGAATTATTTATCTGATAATTACAATGATTTCAAAGAGATAACACCCCGTGTTGCAATTAAAGTTGCAGATACTATGAGTGAATACCCTGATATGTGGGAAATTATATTAGATAACCAAAACATTTACGATAATGAGTAAGATTGAATGGAAAAAGTCTACTATTGATTATGATAAATTAAATCAATTAACTCCACAGAAACTAGCAGCAATTGAAACACTAAATAACCATATTCTTAATGATAAAGACAAGTTAAGAGAATGGGCTAAAGATGGTGGTTTAAAAGGTGGAAATAGTAATAAAGAATCTGGTCACATGAGTTCANTTGGTAAAGAGTGGGGTAAAATAAATGGAAATCATCCAAATTCAATCAAGGCATCAAGTGAAGTTGGTAAAAAATGGGGTAGTATTAATATACAAAAAATGTCAGACGAAGATAGGTCCCGAGGAGGTAGTATTGGTGGAAAAGTAAGGTCATCACAAGATGATTTTAATGAACATCTTAGTAAGATAACTAAAATTAGTACACAAAATCG